AAACTCGAAGCCCTTGAGGACATCATCGATGAGGCCAACGGCTCACCAATCCTGTGCGCCTATGCTTACAGGTCTGATGCGCAACGGATCATGGAGAAGTTTAAGCACTTGGACCCGATCAACCTGACCGAGTGCAAAAGTGAGACATCCCTGACCAACGCGATGCACCGGTGGAAGACAGGTGACTGCCAGTTGATGATCGGCCACCCCGCATCCATGGGTCACGGGATCGATGGTTTGCAGAAGAACGGCCACATCCTTGTGTGGTATGGCCTCAACTGGTCACTGGACCTGTACGAACAGTTCAATGCTCGGGTGCGCCGCCAGGGTCAAGGTGTGCCGGTGATCTGCCACAGGATCATGTGCCAAGGTACGCTGGACCAAGCGCAGGCACTGGCTCTTGACGAAAAAGCAACAACTCAAGCAGGGCTTCGTAATGCCGTGAAGCAGTATCGCTTGACAAAGAATGTGTGAATTGTGATACACTGTGTAACACCAACAACAGGAGTAATCAATGAATACCGTAAGACTAACTCAAGTGCGTAGCCTGTTTCCAGGCCAGCGCAGCTACCAGCGCCAGTGGGTGCGTAGCGTCCGATTCCTTGGCGACAAGTGGCTACTGGCGAGGCACATCAATGCATGAATTTATCGTTGGCTGCGCGATCATTGGCTTGGTGTATTTTCTGCCACCAGCCAATACCGTCTTTCACCAGCACCCTGAATGCTCAATAGCGACATTCAGTCCTGACCTGACACAAAAACAACGTGCATTTTGCCGTGAATGGAACAAGAAATGAATTTAAATCAAGGCGCACTGGCCCAAGCACTTGTTGACAGGCTTTTGGACACCATCCACGAATTTGACGAATCGCTTTACATGTGCACCGTGATTGGTGTGTTGGAGATCGTCAAGCAACAACTGATTAACGATTCTTTGGAGGATTGCGATGATTGAACGCAAGTGGCCCGACAACTGGCCCTTCCCACCATACCCATTGAGGAGCAAATCATGACTGGATGGCGTAAACGTCAGATAGGTGAGCACATGACTAAAGACGAAGCATTGAAGCTGGCGTTGGAGGCGTTGGAAGCGTATGAAATTGATAGCTTGTATGACATTGAAGATTCAGTCATCGCAGTCATCAAAGAAGCCTTGGCACAGCCAGCACCTGTGCAGAAGCCGGTGGTGTGGAATGTGATTGACCCTTTTGGGAATATTGTCGCCACCGAAAAAAATGCAATTCGCGGCTGGGCGCGTGTAGAAGGATACAAACCAACAGTGGAGGGGTTACTTGGTTTTCATGAGAAAGGTTGGCGTGTTTTACCCGCAGCACAGCCAGCACCTGTGCAGTACCCATTGCCTGACGATATGTACGACAGCAAAGACTGGCGGGATGCCGACTATGCGGGCAGAGTCGAATGGCTGCACACGATGTACGAATCGAGCAAGAGAACGCTTGATGCGTACACCACCCCACCACAGCGCACATGGATTGATCTGACAGAAGAAGACATGCCTGGCGACCCCAATCCAATGTATGACCACAAATACTTCATCGCAGGGATGGTGTATGCAAGTTTTGTTTTGAAGGAGAAGAACACATGATTAGAGACTTTGCCTTAATCATGCTAGGCGTAGCAATTCAGATGTTTGTTGGTTGGTTAGTAAACCAACATTACGGAGAAAAACCATGACAACCAAACCCGTATCACCGTTTGAGTGGAAGAAAAACAAAGAACCTACGGTGTTTGCCAAAGACCCGTACTTCCGTGGCTGCTACAAGACCACGCCAGTCAAGCACCCCGAACCCAACACCAAAGCAAACTGGAAGATATGAAATTCTCTCGACACCAAGCGATCCGTGAAGTGCTGCTGGAATCTGAAGACGGTATGACCGTCCAGCAAGTCGCAGACAAGCTGGGCTGCGGATACAAGTCTATTCAGAAGACGATGAAACTGATCTGGGGCGTCTACATTGACCGATGGGCCGTGCCCAAGCGCGGCCAGTTTGCAGCCGTCTACATGTGCGTCCCTGTGCCAGATCACGCCCCGCACCCCACGGAGCGTTACTTGCCTCAGACTATCTGGGTCAAAGCAGATGCCTCGACATCATTGACGCGCCTAGACCAGCCCCTGCCAAACGTGTCCCATGTGGGCAAGTCCATCATGTAAGACAGGCGGCGCTTGCAGTAGTCCTCGATCAGCGTTTTGGGGTCAAACGCTTTGACTGCTGCCAGCGTCTTGGGGCCAATGCCGCCATCCACCTCCACGCCTACGCAGGCTTGGAGCCACTTAGCAGCGCGACCAGGGCCACTATTGATCGCGGCGTCAAACACCACATAATCCACGCCAGCAGGCAAGTCATCGCCAAACACCTTGTCCCAATACTTGCGCTTGTACAGTGGCCCGACATCGTTGGGTGTCAGCGCACGCATAGCTTTCTCATCAACTGGGTGACCGCAATGTTCTTCCCAGACTGCCTTGGTGCAGCCAAGATTGGTCATGCCGCCAGGGTCTTTGGGGTTGTTGACAAAGCCGCCCTCATGGACAAGGACAGCGGCGAGAGCTTTGGGGAAGTTGTCTTTCATGGTCAGTGCTTGTGTGAGTTGCCAAAATAATACGACAAGATCAGCATGTTGGCTGCGTCCAAGCTACCCAGCATACGGATCACGATCTCGCGCATCCCATCAGGAATGGCATTGTTGAGCAGCAACAGGTTTACTGTGCCCCATAAGCCAAACATACCGATGGCCAGCACAGGCGTGACCATCTTGCTGTACCAGGGCGCTGCGGCGCTGGTGGCGATCTCCAACTCGCGTTTGCGTGCGCTATCACGATCGGCAGCATCCAGCTTGGCATATTCCAGTTCTAGGTCAGCCAGCTTCTGCGCCGCTTGTGGGTCTCCGGCAATTGCCTTCGCAACAGCCTCCACAGAGTCTGAGACACCAAACTTACCAGCAATAGCGGTAACAGCAGCACCACCGAGAGGACCAGCAACGGCAGTAGCCAAAGCAGGTGCAATCCCTTTGAGAAGTCCGAGTAGTTCATCCATGATCTTCCTTAAAACGGCAAATAACTCAACGCCTTGTCCATTGCCCGTTTGGCAAGTGGTTCAGGCAAAACGTAAACGAAATCCAAAAACCACCAAATGCAGGCAACGTAACAAAACAGCTTGAACCACTTTTTAAAGCCTTCAATGATTTCCTGCATGATCTCGGAGTTGGTAAATACCAAATCCAACCAAACCAAGAAGTAAAACACCGGCAAGAGATGCCAGTACCGCTTCAATAGCCTGTTGTGTATCCTTCTTGCGCTTTGCCGCAGCATCCTTTTCACGTTTCGCAGCTTTGGCAAATTCGGCCTCCATCGCAGCCGCACGGGCCTTAATGTTGTTCCAGAGTTCCATGTGGTTAGGGTAGAACAACTTGTTTTTCAAGTCTTCTTCGAATTGCTTGTGTTTGGCAATGGCCATTTCAATTTCCATTGCTTTACCCAGCGCGGAACCTTTGAACGTGCCGTTCTTGGCTTCAACAACAACTTGCAGCGCGTTGGCCTTGGCGTCAAAATATCGGCCCAAAAATGGGCCAAGAGATTCGACATTTTGGGCGGTGTTTGCCGCTTTCTTTATCAGGTTAACTGCTGAGTTAACGGCGTCTAGTGCTTCAAACGGATCAATCATATTTTCCCCAATTCAGAGCAGACGCTAACCCAATAGGATGGTCTGCCAGCACCCCCTTTTCACGCTGGAGCGTTCGGGTTATTTATCGACTTTGCCGTCTAGTTTATCAAATATTTTGCCGAGCATTTCTTTGATGTCGCGCATGTCGTTGCGGTAGTCATCACGGGTGACGTATGTCAGAGGCATCGCACGCACATCAGTGTCCAGCCGTTCAATCGATCGGTAGATGTTGTTAAGCACCCAGCCGCCGAGGAAACCCGCCAAGCTGACGGCAATGTTGAATAAAACCTGAGAGTCCATTACTTCACCAATGCGTTTTGAATTTCTTCGCCATCTGGGCGCAACATGTTACGCTGGAACGCCCGAGTCTTTGGACCTTGGCCACCACGCTTCACAGGTCGCGCACCCAATGCATCCTGCAACTGCTCGGCCAAATCCAACATGCGTTCACGATTTGCAACAGCAGCAGATTTGGCACGGGCATCGGCTGCACGGGCAGCGATCTGATCAAAGGCTTGGGCCTCTTGGCGTGCCTTGGCAATTGCACTG